AGTGTTGTTCTCAGCCTTAATAAAGTCACCAACTAAGAAGTCACCAATTTCGTTTGTACCTGATGCATACACACGACCTGGCAATTCAGTGTATTGCTGATATGCAAGAATAGTTGTACCACCGTTTTGTGGTAGTGCGTTATAGTCTGTACCAGAACCTGCATATTCCCAAGTGTGTGAAGAACTGTTTACAATACTTGGACGATGGAAGTTACATTTGAATCCAACAGTGCCTGATGGATTTAAGATTTCACTGGCAGTACGAGTACTGTTTGTGGTGAACACAGTGGTGTACAAGTCTGAACGATCTTCGACACTAACTAATGGAATGCCGGTATATGTGCTTTGGTCTGCTGTGATTGTACTCAATGTAGTGAACTTGATACGTTGTTGTTCCTCGCCAACTGTGGTCAACTGGTTAGACACAACTAGTTCTCTAGTAGCAGGAGTCCAACTCAACACATAAGCATTGTTGGTAAATGCACCAGTTGTGCCGGTAATTGCAGACCCTATACCGAATACATAATCAGGTGACGATTCTGGAAGCGTCAATGTTTGATAACTGTTGTGGCTGCTTAGAATTTTTTCAACGAAGAATTCTTCAACGTTTTTAGCAATACGCTGTGTGCCAACACCGCCAGTTTGAATATCTGCAACGTAGGCCAATCCATTGTCGTTAAACAATTGAATTGTGTTTGCACTGATCACTTTAGCAAAATAGATACCATTGTCAATCAACCCCAATACTGATACATTGCCAGGGATTGCTGTGTCTACATAATAGTATACGCTGTCGCCGTTTAATAATCCATGAGTTGGAATTGTTAACGTGTTGGCTACCGTGTTAATTGCTCCGCCCACTGAAAATACCAATGATCCAGCGGTGATTGTACCATTACTGGAAATATCAATTTCGTTGGCGCCTGCACGTATTGCTGTGACAGTAGTAACACTGCCCAGTATACCATCACCACTGGTCTTGGTCAAATACTTGCCGTTGACAATGCCAGTGGTATTAACACCAGTTAGAGTAGCAGTGTAAGGTCCGCTGCCTGCAATGTTGGTGATGGTTCCTGTGCGGCCTGCAATGGCATTGAACGCTGAAGCATCAAAACTAAATTCTGTGCTGGCTGTTTTAAAGTTGCTGGTAACGTCTGCATCTGTGCTGGGATTACGGAACTTCAATACATATTGCGCAACTGGCTCACGCTCGGTGCCCAATGTGGTCAATGAAATTCGGCCGCCGCTGGTGCCTGTGGCAGCAACAAAACCTCGGTCAAATTCAAAGGCAAACGGACTAAATCCACTTGAACGTAGTGCATACACACCGAAGTTGGTGGCAGAGTTGGTAATGGACAAGTATCCGCCTGACTGACAGTAGGATCCGTTCAAACAGAAGATCTGGAAACAGGACACGACCTGCGCATAACCGTCGTTACTTACTAGCCATCCAGTACCACCGAATGACACCATGGTAAAGGCGTTGGCCACCATGGACTTACCTTGTGGTGGTGTTGGGCCCGACACTGGATTTTCTTGTTCAATTTCAAAGCCTGGAAGGCTAATGTTAGGATCACGAATCTTCTCACCGTCTACCCAAATACCATTACCGCCTAAGAACGAAATAATAGAGCAGTTCTGAATGTATGGTGACAATGAAATTTGTGGTTTGGTTCTACGAAGTCCGAAATATCCAGAACGATCAACTGTGTCGTCCAGAGGATCGTCGAAGGCCACACACCAGTTAAATGTATAACTTGGAACTAGGTTCGCATCTAGACCGTCACGGAATGTAAAACCAGTCATGTAAGCACCGTTACGAATACGGAACATGTCCTTGCCTGCATTCAATGGGCGAATAACCACGGAACGTAAACTGTCTCCAACTACCGATACTCTATCAGGAATAATAATTGGATTATCAACATAATAATCGCCTGCGGCACAACTGATAGTAACAGGAATTTCTTGGAAAGCATTAGCAACCACTGTAGGTGCTGGCTGTCCTTCAAAAATGCCAATAATAGTATTAAACAGTGATTCAACATCATTAATTGCCGCAACACCTGTAATACTTGGGTATTTGATCTGTGTTGGTTCTCCACCTATTGGTGTAAAGAACGGACTAATGGTTTGATTTTGTATAATTTGTTTGGCAATTCGCTTGGCATACTTGTTGGCTTCGGCAGTCTCAAATCGTTGATCTGATATAACTAAGGCCGCGCTGGTATTGCCGGCTTCATAGTAAGCAAGACCTGCTTCAACACTTCGTTCGTTACCACCAAGGATAAAGTCAAGAATTACCGCATCAAGAATTAATCCAGTATCACGAGAGCAAGTTGCACTGTTATAAACAAAGCCAGTAAATGTATCTGCAATATAAGCAACAACAGCGTCAATGATTGCAGTGCGATTTGTGTTTTTAAATGCATTATAGTTTGCAGTAATTGCACCACTTTGCCAACTTGTATCGGGCTCCACTTCTGTTGGAATTGTGCCAATGCCGTTGATGATAACACCTGAAATGATACCTAGTAAATCAGTTAGTGTATTTGCTTCAACAGTTGTGGCATTGCTACCGCTGGTAACTTGATTGACTGCTGTTTGATATTTGTCAGTGATAACTTCACCACGCACAACTTTGTCTACAAGATATGATAATCTATCAATGGCCAACGAAGTAACACTTTCTTGTTGTGGCACTTGTGTGTCGTAGGTACTACCATCTATAGTAATCCAGTATGCATTGGCAGCACCAATTGTTGCGCTGTTACCGCCATACAATACGTCATAGGTTATGGCATCAACAATATATCCTACATCTCGACTGCATCTTACTTCGTCGTAGACAAAATCTTGGAATGTTGTTTGAACAAAATCAATTGTATCGTCAATAATGGTTTGACGATCTGCCACCAGTTCCAAACGAGCATTTTGTAAACCACTATCTACCCAAGATAAACTTGGGTTGACTGCTGTTGGTAACACGCTGAGACCGTTTTCGATAACGTTGGTAACGATGCCAAGTAGACTTACTGCGGCTGTCTGTTGTGTGGCACCACTTGCACCGGAAGAAGTATCTTGTGCGGCTCCTGTGTATGTTTCTATTAAACTAACATTGACAATGTCAGCAGTTGTTGCAGTGTCGCCCCATGTCTGTGTCAATGTTTTACTGGTTGTTAATGTAATAGTGTTTGTTGAAATTGTTGTATTTGATACTGATACTTCGATACCATTAACATAAATTTCGTAGGGTTCTGTTCCGTCTAACGCAGTAAACTTAGATTTAAAACTTGTACCATTGCTGTTGCCAGTTGCTTCAAGAATTAGTGTGTTGGCACTCCAACTGGTGACAGCAAATGCATCTGCGCTTGATGCGCCTTTGGTAAATGTTGCTCTATCTAGGCTAGGAGTCACTGCGGCGTTTACTAGTACATCATCAACTATGCTGGCTAGATATTCAAATGCTTTTTTAGTTTGATAAATTTGATCAGGTACTTGAGTTACTGCACCGACCCAATATGCATTTGCAGTTGTGCGTGTGGCAGTGTTACCACCATATAAAATATCATATGTTAATCCGTCAACAATATATTTTACATCACGTTCGCACTTTGTTTGATTGTATGAAAACGCATCAAACGTTGTTGTCAAGTATGCACTGGTGTTTGTGATAATTGTTGGCTTGGCTGTTGCTAGAGCATCTGTAGCAGACACAATGTTTGCATTTACCCATCCAAAACTTGGATAAGTTGGAGTTGGTAATCCTGCAGGAGTTTCAGCAGTGATAACATCTATAATTAATTGTAAATCTCCAGAAACTAAAGTTGCTTCTGCGCTGGTACCTACAGTTGCCGAGCCGACTCCGGACTGTGTTTCGATGTTTCCTGTTGTTTTAGTTACTAATTGACCTTGTATAACCTGAGATAAAACAGTGTTTAATCTGTTATAGGCTGCAATGGTTCCGTCTTTTTGACCTGCTCCCAACTGTCCTAGTGTGCCTACAAAATAAGAATTAGCGGCAACAATACTTGCTGAATTTCCACCGTACAATAAGTCATAAGTCAATGCGTCAATAATGTAGCCAACGTCTCGAGAACATTTTACACTGTTGTATGTGAATCCGTCAAATGTGCTTCCAGGAGCGGCAGTTGCTATCTGATTGTTGATCCATGCAATGATTTCTGCTTTGGCAAATTCTTTGTTGGCAGTGATTTGATTTTTAGAATTAATAACTGCTTGCGTGGCATTTGCTGGGTTAGTAAATGTTAAAGTATCTGCAGAAGTATCAGTGGATACTACTCCGTTTCTGATGATATCAACGACTTCATCAAAGGCAGCGTTGACACGAGTTACAGTAGTGCCGTTTGCACTTACTGCGGCCAGTGCGGCAGTTTTTGCAAATTCAATACCTGCAATAGTTTGTATATTTTGTCCGCTTAACACGTAAGAACTATTAGCACGTTGATAGGCTAGACCTGCGGTCACTGCGTTAAAATTTGTACCTAAGGCAGCATCATAACGTGCGGCATCGATAATAATACCAAGGTCACGTTCGCAGGTTGCTTTTACAATACCATTGTATGTGTAACCTACAAATTGTTTGTTAATGTATGAACTAACTGCATCTGCTAGGAAATTGCGGTTAGCCTGTAGTTGATTACGTGCATCAATGGCATCTTGTGTAGCATTGCTTGGTGCATTATATACGATGGCATCAGTGCTGTCATCACCTTGAGCATTGGCAATAATATCTAATATTTCATCAAATGCCAGTGTAACACGTTGAACGGCTGTAGCATCACCTGTGACACTTAATAGTGCTTGACTCTTGGCATACTGGAATGCGGCAACTGTTTGTAATTTTTGATTATTTTCTAAGTAGTCTGCGTTGGCACGTAGATAAGCACGGCCTGCAACAACAGCATTATAGTTTGTGTTTAGTACTGCGTCAAATCCAGCGGCATCTAATAACAAGCCTGTGTCACGAGCACACTTGGCTTCGTCATAAACGAAGTCAGAGTAGTTTGTATTGATCCAAGCGATAACTTCTTCTTTTAAGAAGTTTTTGTTTGCCTGTAGTTTATCTTTTGCGGCAATTTCTTCAGTACTTGTTGCACTGTTGGAAGGATAGATAATGGCATCAGTACTGTCGTCTCCAATGTCATTTTCTAAGATATCGACAATTTCTGCAAAGGCTGTGTTGTAACGACCAAGTGCAGTTGAGTTGGTAATAAATCCTGTACCTTCTTGTTGTGCTTGAAGAATTGCACTCTTGGTTTGAAGAATTTGATCTTGAATAACAGTGTAGGCATTTGCACGACGGTATGACAAACCAGTGGTCACCGCCTTGTAGTTGGATCCTATCACAAAGTCCAAGGCCACTGCATCGATGATTAGTCCTAGATCTCTACGACATTTTTCTTCGTCATATTGGAAATTAACAAAGTTTGCATCAATCCATTTAATTACTTGACTTTGAATAAAACTACGATTGGCTTCTAGTAGACGTTTAGCGTTGTACTTGCCTTCGCCTGGATCAACAAGTGGTCGTAGACCCAAACTTGCGGCAATTTGTGCGGCACGTTTCATTGAACGTACTGGCGCATTGGTACCGTCATTGTTGTCGTCACCTCTTCGATCTGATACATATACACGGTTTCCACCAAATCCATCTGGTGAACCCCACTCTAAGTTTCCTTGACCATCCAAGGTCAATACACTTGGATCAATAGGTTGAAAACTTGGAAGTTTAATTTCATAACTAAAGTCAACGTTGTCCGGACCTTTGATAGTTACTGTGTTAGTATTTGCGGCATCGTTAAAAATTAAACCTTTTTGGTTTTTAATTCTAACATCATTAACAAACTCTGTGCCATCTTCAGTAACTTCAAATTGAGTTACGTTGTCAACTTTATTAACAATTTTACTTGGTGTAGTGCCACCATCGTCATTTGTTGTGATACTAGTATCACGTTCAAATGTTGTTTTGGTGATATCAAGTACAGTATCGTCTTCTTTCTTTAGAAAGACTTTACCATCAGCAGTGTTCATCGCTAGTTCACCTTGAACCAACGATCCTGCACTTGGCGTTACACCCGCATTGTTATTTCTCTTAAAAAGGATTCTTGATGCCATAATATTCCTCGTTTTCCTTGTCTGTTATTATTTACCGTTTCTAAAATACACGTTCTTTAAAATGTTCCACAATCAATGACATCAGTCCAAACTGGTACACCTTGAGCATTAGTGGTCAATATTGCATTACTAGTCTGTTGGTTAGTACCTGTGTAAGGGGTTTCATAATCACTGCCTGCTGTAGCCTGTATGGCATCTGTACTGTTTCCGTATAGTATACCTCTGGCAGTGAATTGGCCAGTGCCTGTACCACCACTGGATACACTTAGTTCGTTTTCGAACAATACTGTACCGCGCAATGTCAACTGATTGGCACTTACGTTACCTTCAACATTTAAGTTTTCACCAATACCCATACCACCCTGTACAACCACAGTACCTGTGGTAGAATCAACACTACTAGTTCCAGCAGTAAATCTAGTTTGAGCATTTGCTTCTAAACTTGTAAATCTACCAGCGGCTCTTGTTGTTGCGCCAATGCTGACATTATTAATAGTACCAAGTGTTGTTGGATTTAAAGTAAATCCGCCTTGTGGTTCAATGATAACACGACCAGTACCCTGTGGACTAATAACAAAGTCGTTGTTTTCACCACTGGTGTTCAACGAAGTCAATGTCAAGTTGCCGTTGACTGTTAGATTTTCTTCTAAAATTGTGTTGCCAGTAACTGTTAGGTCAGTGTTAACTGTGGTTAAACCGCCAACGCTACCCATATTAATACTAGTTGCGGCACCACCAAAATAGATTGTTTCAGCAGTTGCGTCTGCAAGGAAGAATGTTGTATCAGTGACTGCTAGAGTAGATACACTGCTATCACTAGATCCCACTGTGAGTTGTCCTGCAACATTTAAGTTGTGTCTAATGTTGGTAGACCCGCTTAATGCACCTAGATTGATTACTGTTGCATCACCACCAAAATTAATTGTTTGAGCAATGTTGTTTAATAAGTCAAATGTTGTGCTTGAAGTTTCAACACGTTGGCCAACGCTGGTTCCGCCTTGGAAGTTAAAACTTGTACCGTCGAAACTGATTGTACCGCCACCAAGGGAAAGTGTACTGCCGCTTAGATACAAATCTCGAAAACGATTTGTTGAACTGCCCAAGTCATAGGTAACATCAAGTCCTGGGATAATATGATTGTTGACTGTGGTAATTCCAGTGACATTTAATGCTCCAGCAATGTTTGTTGCACTGCCTGGAGCGGCAATATTGACTGTGTTTGCACCACCTGCAAAATTAACTGTAGTGGCATTTGTGTTAACTAAGTTGAATGTTGACTGATTAGTGGTTAAGTCGCCACCTCTAATTTCAACGTCAGCATTTGCTTGAAGAGCATTTTTAACAATAGTTGTGCCAGTTGTTGAACCAATATTGACAGTTGTACCTGCACCTGCAAAATTAACTGTTTCTGCAACAGCATTGATTAGGTTAAAGGTAGTTTGATTTGTAGTTAAGTCTCCGCCCTTAAGTTGCAGATCTTGTTCAAATGTGGCCTGTCCATCAACTGTAAGGTTGTTGTTAACAGTTGTTGTACCTGTTGTAGAACCAATTTCAACAGTTGTGGCAGCGCCACCCATGTACAAGTTTTCTGCTGTTGTGTTGGCAAGGTAGAATGTTGTATCAGCAGAGTCAATTGTTGATGTAGTACTATCATCGCTACCAACAATGATCCTTCCGCTGACGTTCAAATCATTCTTAACGTTGGTCGAACCATTTGCACTACCAATATTAATTTGTGTACCTGCACCTGCTAGGTTCAGCGTGGCAACAGTGCTGTTTAACAAATTAAACGTTGTTTGGCTTGATGTAATATCTCCACCGTCAACATTCAAATCTAAATCTACATCTAAATTATTTTTAATAGTTGTTGTTCCGCTGGCTGCTCCAATTGTTAATGTTGTTGCGGCGTCAGCAAAATTAATAGTAGTAGGTGTTTGTAGTAAATTAAATGATGTTTGATCGGTGATAATGTCGCCACCTTTGACAGTGATATCGCCATTAAAGTTTACCATGGTTCCTGCAAAATCTACAGTACCTGCTGAGTTACCAATGTTAGTGGCTAAGGCAGCGCCGGCAAAGTTAACAGTGGTTGCTGTGGTGTTAAACAAATTCAAAGTTGTGTTGGTAGTACTGACAGTATCACCGTCAACTTGTAAATTTTCACCAGCAACAAGATCATTGTTAACAGTGGTTGTGCCTAGAGTAGAACCAATACCCACTACACTTGCACTGCTACCTATGTTAAGAGTAGTAGCACCGCTGGTTACAAAATTGAATACACTTTGATTAGTGGTTATATCTCCACCATTGACTGCAAGATCTCCGTCAATTTGCGTGGTAGCATTTCGAATTTGATAAGTGCCTGTGACTGCACCAGCAACAATACTGGTTGCAGCCTGACCAATATTCAATGTGGTAGCAGTTTCGTTGATCAGATTAAATGTTGTTTGGTCTGTTAATAGATCACCACCTTGCACTAAAATATCAAATGCAAATGTAGCACTGCCGTTAACTTGCAAATCGTTGGATGTTACGTCACCGTTGATAGCATTAACAATAACACTACTAGTGTCGCTGAACACACTACCTTTAATATCTGCAATGATTCCTGTCGGCACAACTAATTGATTATTAATTGTGGTTTCGCCAAACACACTACCAATGTTTAACGTGTCGGCTTGTCCGGCAAAGTTAACAGTGGTTGCTGTATTGTCGAATAAATTTAATGTAATGGCGTTGGTATCAACAACACCCGGCGCACCAGTAAACACACCGTTAACAACTAAGTCACCGTTGACGGTTGCGTTATTTCTAATTGTAGTGGTGCCGTCGGCGTGGCCTAATGTATTAACTGCTCCGATTTGAATTGTTGTAGCATCGCTGGCAAAGTTTACAGTTTCAACATATTGGTTTAACAAGTTGAAAGTAGTTGGGCCTGCGGCTGGAAGAATTGGAGCACTTCCTTGATATTCAAATGCAGTAATTACACCAGTGTTGTTGCTGGGCTCAGTGCCAACTCCGCCTGGCAAAACTTTTGGTGTGTTAACTGCTGTGACCGCAATCACAATGTCATTACCAGTTGGGGGTAATGCACCCAATGCGCCGCCATCAAGGCCGCCTAACGCAGTACCTCTAATGTATAGCAAATCACCTACAAACGGTGTTGCGTTTGCAACCCAACCTTTACCTCCAGAGAGTAATGTTACTCTTACAATATTACCAGTATCAAATTCGAATTCTATTTCAAACTCAGCATTCATACCGTCTGTGGTGGTAGTCTGACCGCTTTGTCCTGCGTTAGTAGCGTTTCCAATTATACCACTTGCTACGATACTTGTGGTAGGTTTGGCAGAAATGCTGTCGCCACCAATTCTTACTACCCCGCTGATGTCGATATTGTTCTTGATGGAAGTAGTGCCAGTGACTGCTCCGATGTTTACCGCAGTGGCAGCGCCACCAAAGTTAATTGTTTCAACAGTATCGGGGTATAAATTTTGTATCAGATCATCACTGATAACATCGCCGTTGGTAATCAAATTATTAGTTACTAGTATTTCGTCAGCAATGGTAACTGTGCTTAATGATGTACCCAGTGTAAAGTTAGCAGGTGTAACTATATCTGGAGTAATAACAGTTGTACCATTAAATTTGATCTGTTTGTTAGATGCTAAATTTAAATGTTCACTTAGTGTCCATGCAGTATTGGCATTATCATATTGAATTGTTTTATCTGTAGCACCTTTAACAGTGATACCACCACCGTTGGCAGTGACGTTGGTTGCGCCGCCGGCAGTGAATGTGATTGTGCCCAGTGTATTATTTGTAGTTGCTGTAACAGTGATCTGTGTTGAACTGTCAACGCTTGTAATAACCGCGTCGGTGCCAAATGCACCTGTACCTGCTGTACGTGTTACTGTTTGACCTGGAATCAAACCAGCAACTGTGCTTAGACCTGTGATAGTTGTTGTAAGAGCAGTACTGGTAATGGTACCTGTAATGCCAGTGACAGAGGCAACACTGGCTAGTTCAATGTTTTTATCATCAACTGCAAGTGTATTTGAATTGATAGTAGTTGTGGTGCCGTTAACTGTTAAGTTTCCAGTTACTGTTAAGTTACCGTTTTGAGTTACGCCACCTGTAAACAATGTGGTTCCATCAACCTGTAGGTTGTTCTTAATAGTTGTGGTACCAGTAGCGGAACCAATGCCAGTACTTGTAGTAACAATACCGGGATTTGCGCCGTTTAAGTTTAATGCTGTAGCATTAGCGGCTGTGATAGTGGCATTGCGTAAATTTAATGTACCAGTGGTAGCACCAATTGTAACGGCTGTGGCAGCGCCAAACAAGTTGCCAGTTAATGCATTGGTATTGAACACACTGGCTGTTGCTGTGCTAGATGTAACAATACTTGGACTTGCTCCATTCATATCGAATGTTGCCAACGTGGTGCCGGTTAATGTTGGATTACCTAAAGTGATAGTACCTGTACTAGCACCAATGCCAATTGTAGTGGCTGCACCACCAACGTTTAATGTTGTGGCAGTTGTGTTTAGTAAGTTGAATGTTGTTTGGTTAGTGGTTATGTCGCCACCACGAACATCAAGATCAGCGTCAACTTGTAAATTATTCTTGACAGTTGTGATGCCTGTACTAGCACCAATGTTCAATGCGGCAGTTGCGGCTCCAGCAAAGTTAACAGTGGTAGCATTGGTGTTGGCAAGATTGAATGTCAATCCGCTGACAGTTAAGTCACCGCCATCAATGTTGACATCTCCGTCAACATCCAAGTTGTTGTTGATGTTAGTTGTACCAGTGGCAGCACCAATTTCTAAAGTTGTGGCTGCACCAGCAAAATTTACAGTGGTAGCAGTTGCATTTAGTAAATTAAATGTTGTTTGTGTTGTTGTTAAGTCGCCACCGTTTACTGCCACATCTCCTGTGACATTTAAATTTGTGCCGATGTTAACAGTGCCGCCAATACCCACACCGCCTGTGACTACTAATGCTCCGTCAGTTGTGGTTGTGCTTGCAGTTGCAATTGGTACTGTTAATCTTGTTCTGTTTAAGCCGGTAACTTTTACACTGCCAGTGCCTGCGGCATCTTCTGCATAGAATTCTAATTCTCCGTTGCTGGCAGCAGGACTGGTTTCTGGAACGATATATGTAAGTCCGTCAACAGATTTAACTCCGCCTAGACCTTGCCAGTTGCTGTTTGCATATCCTTCAAAACTAGATAGTTCAGTGTTGAAGCGAACTTCACCAGTGACTCCTGAGCCACGTTGTGAAATATTTCCCACTGGAAGTTGCAATGTGCCAGTGCTGTTCAACACTGTCTTGTTATTGTTAATTGTCAGTGTGCCAGTGGCAGCACCAATGTCGATAGCAGTGGCAGCACCTGCAAAGTTAACAGTGGTAGCAGTGGTATCTAATAAATTAAATGTTGATAACGGTGTAGTGATGTCGGCCAGTAAACTTACAGATCCTGTGCCGGCAGCATCTAGTTCTAAATTGGCGTTAGAGACAGTGGTCTGAATTCTATTATCTTTAACAGTCATTTGACCATTGTCAACTTGATCTACATAAATTGTACGCCATGCTTTTGCACCAGTACCCAAGTCATATGTTTGATCCGCATCTGGAATCAAGTTACTGGTAAAATCTGCAACAACAGTAACAGTGTCAAGCGTTTGATTACCAATAGTAATGTTACCACCAATTGTTACATTGCCGCCAACATCCAAGTTTCCAGAGATGTTTGTTGAACCATTAAGGTTAATTACTTCCGAGCCGCCTGGATCTAAAGTCAATGAACCAGAGACTGTGGTAATAGAATTTCCACCAATAACAATATTACCAGTACTAACTGTTGTTGGGTTAACTACTGTGGTGTTGACACCATCTGTAAAATTGATACCAGTTAAACTAGTAACATCAAATTCAGGTGCTTGGAATGTCACGTTGCCTGTGGCAAAGTCTACTGTAAACAAATCACCTACACGAAAATTTCCAACTTCGTCAACGCTGTTGTAGAAAACACGACCGCCGTTGAGTTCGATAACTTCATTTGCTCTAATTACTGCTGTGTTGTCATTGGTCAAATCTGCGCCAGTGCCAATATAAGCAAAGTTCCATGCCATCAATTGTAGGATAACATCGTCACCGTCGGCTTTTACTGCTTGATTACCATAGACGTTAGCGCCAGCAATGGCACGTAGTTCTGCGGCAAATTCGTGTCTGTCATAACGTGTGATACTGGTTGCAGTTGTTCCGCTGGTCAGACCTAGAATGCTTCCGCCTGTGCCGGGAGTAAAATCTTCACCTTCTAAAATATCAACTCTACCGTCGATGTAAATTGTATCTCCAACTTTACTGTCAACTACTAGGTTGAATACACTAGATGCATCTGTACTTGTGATTCTAATTGTTTCGCCTACTGAAAATCCTGCACCGCTTACTCCGCCAAATTCAATAAGTGTTTTACCATCACCGCCACGACCTGCGGAACCAGTAACGCCTTCAATGGCAAGGTCTGCAAAATATGTAAAGCAAGTTAGCCATTCGCTACGAGCGCCGTTGGTCATAATCAACGCACGACTGTTCGGTACAATGAATGTACATTCGTTAAACAACATTGCGGCTTCTAAACTGCCGCGTGTAACTTGTGAGCCGTCTAGCAAGGCGCCGCGACCAGCATCTCCTGCTAGGAAACCGTATGGATCAGTAGCAGTTGTAGAAGAACCACGACATAGAACTGTAACACGCTCAATATATGGACTACGTGTAGTGATTACTGCACCAGATTGGAATCTAAAAGCATAACCTGTGTCGTTAATCGCGTCGTAGAAAAAATCTGCAACTGTTAAATCAACAATGCCCGACTCGCCTGACAATAAAAATGCATCTTTGTCGTTGGTTCCCGCAGTTGGCACAATTTTTGTACCACGAATACCTACACCAACAATGCTGACGCCTGCTGGCACTGTTAGTGGAAATATTTCTGTAAATGTACCTGAACTGATTTTAACAGTATCACCGGCTGTAGCAACTGTCAATGCTTTCTTGACTGTGGCAAATGCTCCTTGAATACTAGTACCTGGTTCTAAGTCATCGCCATCTTGTGTAACATAATATGTTTTACCTTCAACACGATCAAACAACAAATCGTTAATCTTGTTGATGTACAAGTTATCCCAACGTTGACCTGTTGAACCTAAGTCAAAACTTAGACTTGCGTTAGGAATAATATCTGATGTAAAGTCTGCTTGTACGGTAACTGTGTCAACTGGATTGTTACCAATTGTTAAATTTCCGCCCAAGTTGATGTCGCCTGTGACATCCAAGTCACCAACGATATCCATGTTTGTCAACGCAACAATTTTACCAGTGCCTGCGGCATCTAGTTCTAAATTGCTGTTGCTGAGGGTAGTAGTCAATGTGTTGCCAACAAACGCAAGGTCGCTACCAGCAACACCGTTTTGGTCAAATACAACAACAGAGCCATCGCCGTTGGTGATACTAACACTGTTGCCAGTGGCTTCAAACTTTGCTGAGCCAAGATAGATACTGTTACCGCTGAAGTAACCGTCTTTGAATCTTAGACTAGGTGATCCTAGGTCATATGTGGCATCAACGGATGGCACAATGTCTTGACTTATGTAACTTAAATCGTAGCCTGCAACATACAACTGCCAATTAGAATTAACAGTAGCAGGAAGTACAAGAGGAGGATTATTGGTGTTATTGTCGCTGACAGAAATCCATGCACTAGATAGGTAACTTACAACTGCATTTTTCTGATAGGCAGTTCCTGAATTCCATGCACCTTTCCAACTGAAACCTTCGGACATCTTGGTCCATTTGCCACTGTCTCTGTCAGCGGGGAAACCTGCCGATATATGCGGCACTTCGCAGACCCAGCCTTGACCGTTGTATTCAACGATGTCGTCTTTGACATAGGTAGTGGTAGTGGTCCACTCACCTTTCCATACAAATTTTAATCTACCTAATTTAAAATCAGCCATTTTGTTTTCCTCTTAAACTTCTGCTGGGTAATCTCTGTTACCGTTTATTCTTACTACCAAATATCCATCGTCATCGACCCAGTACAATAAATCATCGTGACTAAATCTTATCTGTGTAATGCCCAGTGTTTCATTGATCACTAGGTGTTCTTCTGTGATGTTGTCAAACAATTGATCAACATCGAATCCTGGAAATTCTTGTTGTACTTCCACATCTCGATCTGCGGTATCATTGATGGTCAAAGTAAATTCATCTAATTCTAAATCTATTTTTGTAAATGTTAGATAACCCAGGTTGTCTTTGGTCATCCTATACATGTACTTCTTTGCGCCTCTTGGCAACAATCCTGGACCAATATAACGTGCCATGTTACACAATCTCCAATACAGAAACTATAACATCAACACCGTCTGTTACTGTGGTACTGACAAACAATGCATTATTTTCAACCATAACTAATTTTTGATCACCGCCCATGGCTGCAAGACTTTGTCCTTTGGGAATCACAACACCCTTTACAAGAAATGTCTGTGTACTATCAGCGCCTTGTATAACTATGTCAGCATATACAGTTCCTGTGGTCTTGTTGGCTACATTGATACCAATCACTGTGCTAACAGTATTAGCATCGGTTTCGTATACTTTAGTTAGGCCAGTGCCTACATCTACAGTTTGTTGATTATTAAATCTATTTGCCATTTTTTATCCTAATGCGATGGCAAACGCAATAGCATCGTCATCATGTATCATACGATTCCATTCTTCGCCGTTGTAATTTTCGAAACGAGCATCGTCAGTGTTAAAACGTAACGTGCCTGTACGTGGAGGTGTTGGACGCTCTGCTGTATTACCTATAGGCATAACAACTCCGCTTTGACCCAATACCACTACTTGTCCTGTGCCTGCTGTATCAAATTCTAGATCAGCATTACTTCGGAAAGTCTTAATTTGATTTCCAATAATTTCGATTTGATCGTTGGCATAACTGCCTGTAACAGTTATACTTTGTACGCTTATTCCGTCAACAAATAAATCATCAAAATAACCTGATCTCCAAGTCTTTGATGCACTACCTAAATCATACGCTGAAGCAATATTAGGAATAATGCTAGAGTTTACGTCTGCACCAAACACAACATTGTCAGTGTTTGCATCGCCAATATTAATGCTTCCGCCTAGAGTTATATCGCCCACTACTTCTAAACTACCATCTACTTTTAAATCGTGTTTTATATTAGTTCTGCCACTGCTAGGCCTACCAATATCAATAGTCGATGCGGCGCCGAATGCATTTATAGTAGATGCATCAGCATTAAAAAGATTAAATGTTGTAGCGTTTGTAGTTAGGTCGCCGCCTTTGATCTGCAAATCGTTATTAATTACTACATCGCTTCTAAAGGTAGTTGTACCTGTACTAGAAGCAAATGCCAATGTTTCGGCAGCGCCAAACGCACTAACAGTTGTGGCTGTGCCGTCGAATACGTAAAAAGATGTTTGAGTGGTAGTTAGATAATTACCTTCAAT